GCCTATCTCTGAGTCTATTTTTAACCAGTATCGGTAGATGAAGCATGACTCACCCATCCTCTTAGCAATCGCCAAGTTAATCTCTGTATCTGTCATCACTCACACCCATATAAAATATAAAACGTTTGCGGACAGCAAAAATGGAAACAAAAAAATTAAAAGCCCAAGAAAGATCTTAAGCCATTCTGGAATTTCTATGTCTGACATTCTAATAAAAACTCCTACAAAAATAGTTAGTACAATTAACAAAACGTAAGACAGCAATATCTTAGTAATCATCACTCACTCTCCCTTTATGCAATTTTGGAATGTGACTCCAGTTTTGCATAGCTTTAATTCCAATTGGACGCTGTCTTAATCGCAATCAGACGCACACAGTATACTTATTTGTGTACTATATATGCGCCAAAGTATATCAATTTGTATACTATATGAGTCACTACCTATCACCACCACTACCTTGTATAACGCCACGCGCCATACGAGACTTCAGCTTCTCAATATTGAAGATCGCTATATCCTCTAACTTAATACCTTGGTCAGCAGCCATGTTAGCTAAGTTCCAAAGCACATCACCTAACTCTGACACCACCTTAGTACGATCAATGTCAACAGCGTCACCGCGTAGGAGAGGCTTTACAAACAAGTCAGCGGCCTCAGCAGATTCAATCATTAGTGAAGTTACAGGATACATAGGGTCTGTGTAGATTGCTGTCTCCTGTGCTAGCTTTTGATACTCATTAAATTCCATTTTCAACCTCATCTACTGCTTCAATCATTCTGTCTAGATACCACTTAGCCTTCTTCAGATCCTGCGATGGATGCTCCTTGTAGCGCCACCTGTGAAGGTACTTCAGTGTGTTGCCCTCACAGTACTCAATAAACCCATCACCCAACTGTTGCTTGATATAATCAATGGCTTCGATACCGCCTGTGTTGTAGTGCTTGGGTTTAGTTACTGCATCCCACTGCTCTGGTGTTGCATCATTCAGTCTCGTCATCATTGTATATAGCCTCTTTGCGTCATTCAATCTCGTCGTCATTGTATATATCTTCTACTTCTAATTCATCTTCAAGGTAGTCTCGCTTAGCTTCAATAAAATCTTCAAACCTATAAACTAAATCCTCTGAACTGATCTCTAATACCTCAAGCAAATCAATCTCAGGCAACTGCTTTAGTTTATCACACAGATCCTTGAATGTCATGACGCATCCTTACCATACTTTTTACGGAGATAATTAATCGAGACAGGTAGCTCATCGAAACTTCCATCCTCTACCTCATTTAACATCCAGATACCTGACCAACTACCATTGGTTTGTGGATTCAGATACTCCTCGTCATGTTGATAGTAGATACCTGCAAACAATCCAGTAATGTTCTTACCATCAGCGCGTCTTGCATAAGCAATGTCACGGTCTTGCACATGGCCTTGCACACAGCTCATCATCTTCTTCTGCAAGAGTAGCTTTGCATTCGTTACAGGTCTACCCATTACACCTGAACAGAAGTAGTGACAGTACACGACGCCATCAATCACCTTTGGTTGTAGGAAGGGGACAACTGTCCAGCCCATCTCAGGCAACATCAGGTCATCGTAGCTCATCAGACCTTCTAGTTTAGAATCAGTCTCTACAGCTCTCTCAATGCGTTGCTCGTGGTTGCCCAACAAGAACACCATCTTAGGAGTCCACAGCTTCTTCTTGTTGATACGAAGGCGCTCACGCTCTGCTCTGATAGGCTCTAAGAATGCAAGCATAGCATCAATACCTGCCTCCACATCCTTGGTGTAGCGTCTACCCTCAAAGCTCTTCTTACCTACATCGTAGCTTGACAGACTTGGCATATCCCAATGATCGCCTAAGTGAATGATAACGTCAGGCTTCTTCTGTGCAGCGTACTGTCCTGCCCAGCGTAGGTGATCATAGTTACTATCAGGTTTAACCTGTGTGTCGGGTATAATCATGTGTTTAGACATGAGAGTTCTCCAAATATGATAAAGCTCTTTGTATTGTTACAATATTGTCCTTAAACTTTCCCAAGGCTCGGTTACAACGGTTACATAACAGCCCTCTAATCTTACCAGTAGTATGGCAATGGTCAACAGACAAGGCTTGAACTTTACCACATCTTACGGTAGTTTCTAGTTCTTTGCAGATAGCACAAACACCACCCTGCTCGTCTAACATTTTCTTGTAGCCTTCGGGTGTTAGGTCAAAATCTTTTTTAAGATTGTACTGTTTGGTTTTCTCAGGTGTTCTCCAAGCCCTTTCAGCTTTGCTTTTACAGCTTTTACAAATAGAATATAGACCATCTTTTGAGCGTTTGAGCTTAGTGAAGTCTTCTCTACTTTTTGTAGTGTTACACTTGTTGCAATGCTTTGTCATTACTTGTGTCTCCACTTACTTGGTAAACTCTCTGGGGTGTAGTACGTGAAACCGTTTTTATCTGCCCATTCTGCCATCGTAAACTTAGTACCGTCTGCTCGTTTTCTTGCAAACGGCATTGCAGTTCTAGGGTTTTGGAATACAAATACAAGTTCGTAAGCGCACTCAAGATCAACAGTCCGAACAAGAGAGTCTCTAATGTCCACATATTTTTTAGCCTCGTTCCTATCTCTGAACCTACCTTTGACTTCGATATAAGTTAAGATCTCCTCTTCCTCATCGTAGTATACAAAGTCAGGCTCATAAGTTCTGCGTTGTATGTACGGTATACGTTCTGTGTGATACTGACACTGCCGCAACTCTTTAGATAGATCAAACTCTAGCCAACTGTCAAACCCCTTCGGTATGTTCTTGCTCGTTCGCTTCTTCATTGACCTCTTCCTTAGTTGGTGGCGTCCAGATCTGACCTTCATACCGCCTGAGCCACAATAAGATACCGTTCTCTACAGCTCTCTCTTCACTACCCAGTTTCTCAACACAGACTTCAAACATCTCTCGCTCTGTCTTGTCTTCCAATAACTTCTTGGCTTTAACTGCTCCGATTCCCTTGACTCCAATGATGTTGTCAATGCGGTCACCAGTAAGAAACTGCATGTAGAAGTTGAGCATACCCTGCGTAGCACTGATGTAGTACTGTTGCTTCTTGACAAAGTTGTAGTGCCACCCTTCGACTTGATCAAAGTCTTTGTCAATGCTGACAATGAAACACTTATCTTTACCAAGCTCTGTCGCACGTATTGCAATAGCATCATCAGCTTCCTGACCCTCTACAAGTTTACCTCCAATCTCCAGCATGTACTCTCGCAGTTCATCATAGTGTACAGGGCGCTTGCCTGTTCTGTTTCCCTTGTAGGGTTCTGTGACTGCGTAGTCATTCCTGAAGTTGGTCTTGCCTGTAATGAACAGCTCAAAGTCTTCGCTACCTAACTCTTCGCAGATGGTCTCGATGGTCTCGCCCAGTCTATGCCGAGCGAGTCCAAAGGGTTCATCATCGTAGGCGAACCCCACCCTATAGGTGAGGATGTCGCCATCAATCAGGAGTTTCACAAGGCTTCCTCGGTCATCGCTACAGACTGAGGAGTGTACTCGATCAAGTCAGTGATCTGAAGACCACCAATCTTAATCCCTACAGCCCAACCACTACGCTTGGTGGGTGCGTGTGTCCACTCATAAGCTTCTGCTTTGACATTAGCTTTTGATCCATTCGCTACCATACCTTCAAAGACACCACCGTCTTTGGTGTAGGCTGTGATTGGAAACTTAGCTGACTTAGCTGTGATGAAGTAACCACGGTCATCACCTTTGGTGCGGACATTAACACCAATGTCTTCAAGCTTTGCTACTTGATCATCACTCAACTGACACAAGTCAACCTGATACTTGCCTGACATTGTGTTTGGCTCATTCAACGATGCCCAGTAAAGAGTAACGTTGTTTAAATCTACGGGTACTTTGTTCATAAGTATTCTCCACTTAGGTAAATCATGATTTACTTCAATATACGCTGTATATTATACAGGAATTTGAAGCATTTGTCAATGCGTATCATACCAACTATTACCAATTTTAGACTCAGCGTCTACGCGCACTCTGAATCCTAGAAGCTTCCCTGCTTCAGTGGCTGACTCTTCCATAATCTTTGCCACGTGTTCTGCTACATGTTCTTTCACCTCCATCTGTATCTCGTCATGTACAAACGCTACCTGCTTTACAAACCCCTGCAATGCAGATCTGCGAATCTTCTCGTGCATAGTAACACACCACTGCTTAGCTATGATTGCTCCACAGCTTTGTAAGAGCGTGTTGAGTGCGGCTCTTTCTGACCTGATGTGCAATCTTCTGCCGTCAAGACCTTTGATTGTTCCTTCTGATGCAAGCTGTCCCACCAACGTCTGGAGCTTTCTAAGCTTTGGCGTGTTCGCATAGAAGTTCTCAAGTATCTGTTCACCTTCTTCGTATCCTCCTCCAACAATTGATCCTATCTTTGCAGCCCCTGCGCCATAGAGTGTAGCGTAGATCATAGTCTTTGCCATATTGCGCTCGGGTAATCCTGCGGCTAACTGGTTCTTGGTGTGGATGTCTCCGTTTAATAACTCGTCTGTCCACTCATCGTCCTGCATGTAGTGTGCTAAACAGCGCAACTCAATACCACTCAAGTCACAACCAACAAGCTTGTAGCCTGACGGTACAGTCCACAGACTACGGCACTCTTTACCATACGGACTAGACACTGAAGGTATCTGTCCCATGTTAGGACTGCTGTGTGTCATGCGGCCAGTAACAGCACCATTGCTAATGACTCGACCATGTACTCTGTTGTCGTCACCTGCGGCATCAATCCAACTGCTGATCAAAC